TTAAAGTCGAGTATAAGTTGACTCAATTGTTCATATGTTGTTCCGTTGGAAGTGTATGAGTTATTGGTTGTGTAATCGTACCCAAGGGCCGAGTCGTTCTGAAAGACGAAAAAGAACTCCTTGACAGGGTTCAAAAATTCACCGAGGCACTGAATCTGGTTGACTCCCTGGGGTGCGAAAAACTCTTCGCGTTGTATCTGCTCTATAAGATATGTCTGTGGCTTTGACCTTATGTACGACACTTCCTGGTCGGATATGTATGTGTACTCAGTGTCTAGATATGCATAAAAAGGCAAAGTGTTATTTACTGCCGGGTATGTAAAGACAGTCGAGGGATTCCACACAATTCTAAAGATGATGGTGTCCTTTATGGCACAGAGAGGAAGTCCCTTTTTAAATATGAAAAAAGGGAGAGGGACCGTGTAACTCGAGTTGGGGAAAAGTTGGTTTGCGGGTGGCTGGACGAGATACTTTCCTACAAGGCCTTTCAGTGCAGGCTGTTTTCCTGTTGGTATGGTCAAATCTAGATTCATCTCGAGATATTCTCCATAAATCCTTTCTATGAGTTCAGAACCTATGTATAACTCTACATACTGAATCATAAGGGTAGCGACCGAGTCGAGCACTTGCGTCCCAAGACCCAAATTCGGAGGAAAAATTTTTAGGTACATATGTGTTATGATGTCTCCTATCTTGGGTATAATCATGTACTTGTCGGCCCCAAAGATAACGGTGTTGTCAGCTGGAAATTGAAGACGAATAACTCGAGAAGAGAAAAGGGTCTGACCTACATATTTTTCTACAAAATATGTCATTTCTGGGTCTGAACTCAAATAAATGTCTTCTTGACCAAGAAAAGACAAACTGGCTCGACCGGCCATTTCTAATAAAGGGAAACATTAGTTTCCTACCCGAAGGGCGCTCACGCGTCATTCGAGTTGAACATTAGACCGGCAATCCCGTTTCTAACTCTCAAAATGTTGTAACTTATTCCTATGACTCTGAACTGTTTTGAACTTGGGTAAGAACTTGTCGTGAGTCTAAAGAAAACATCACGAATACGGCTAAAGTTCACTTGGCCATATGGTCGAGGAGTATTCGTCTGATTTGCAAACGAGTACATATAAAACAGTCGTGTAGGATAGTTTATATAGTGGATAAATGGCTCAATAGAGTTGAGATACAGATAGTCGGTCACATCGGATGTGAATGCTTCGGCCGCGTTAAAATTCATAGAAAGACTAGCCAGATTTGAATAGTTGTATGGGTATGGATTGGCGTTATCGAGTTGGACTATGAAGAAAAGTTCTCGAACAGGGTTTATGAAATCAAGTTTCAAAACTGCAGATGTGAACAAAGCCGGGAGAGAAAATGTCTGGTACTGACACTGCTGTATGATGTAGTCAACCTGGGACTTTTTGAACCAATTAATCTCGGGGTCACCAAGGTACACATACTCTGTGATTATGGTGGCTATCAGAGTCTGATTCGATATAGTGGATGTTACGGCCACATTTGTCAACTCTTTCAAGTTTCTCAGAGTGATATGGACCTCGAGTTCTTGGCGATCGAGTGCTGCAAGTGGTATGGCTAGGCCAGGATTCTGGTAAAAGTAAAATGGTAAATTAACATAATATGTTCGACCTGGAGGGTACGCGGGGGTCCCGTCATATTTTCCAGTAAGTAATTTGAGACCAGGTTGGTTCTCATATGGAACATAGAGATCATTGTAAATTTCTATAAATTCACCCGTAAGAGTCTGTATGGTCTGGCCGCCCAGGACGAGATCGGCGCGATTCACGAGCCAAGTTCCTACTGAATCATAGTAAGTATATGAAATAGACGGAATCACATTTGATGCCACAGGGTACACGGCAATATATGTATTCGAATATACTATATTTTGGTTCCCATCAGTTGTTATAGTTATAGGAACATCCTGAAAAGGCGTTGTGACGTAATACGGAACGGACACGGTGTACTGTGGGAAAAGACCTCCTATGTCGAAATTATAAGTACTTGTTCCAAATGTCACACTTCTCACATTATCGGCTGTTGAAAGTACAGCCGTCAACATATAAGTCGCTACATTAGTGAACTGTAAATTTCCTGTACTTTGATTTAAATATATAATGTTCGAGTATTGTCCTGTATTTGAATAATTAGTATAAAAGTTCAAGGGTTGAGTGAGGTCCTGAGACTCATTTGTTGGGCTCAGCAAAAGGCCGTTATTTGAAAGAGCAGATTCGTATCCAGCATAACTACCGGAAGATATCTGGGTCACTATATAGTATGAACTACTTCCTATGATTGAAGTGGTTGCCGCCGAGTATATGTTTGTATAGTATTTTTGACTCGTGCTTGTGACGGTAATAGGCATACTGAAAGCGATGGTCGGATCCCGTCCCTGTGTGCTCAGAGTCGTGTATGCATAGTCTACAGTTGCGGGACTTCCCGTATAATCCGTGGGAGTGTGCCAAACGAGCACATTTGAAACATAGTTTCCGGGTCCACTCGGGGGCTGTTGAAGGTACACGACTCCGGACAAGAGCCAGACACCCGTGGACCCGAAAGTCAGTGAATTATCCGACCCGAGAGTCACAGTCGCATTTAGAGGTGCGTTGTACTGCCCAGAACTAGGCACATTTCCATAAAATGGAACTATAGTACTGGTACCACCAGACAATGATATATTTTTATTGAAAAGATACATATCGTCAACAGGAGTCACCGAAAGATATGTGTTTGCCGTAAATTGTGTCACAGTAGATGTTGTATTTGCAAAGAAATAGTATGTATTTCCCGTGTTTGTCACATTCAATGGCATTATCAAGGGCATAGAAGGGTCAGGTGACACTCGGAAATCGGCAGAATAAGCAAACTGAGGAGGGTTAGGAATAGGTGTGTTGTTTTCGTTTGTGTCCGACCCGTACGAAATGTTCAGAACCGACCCGGTACCTAGAGAAAAGCCCGCGCGTACCATGTAAAATCCAACTTGAGTAAAGGATAAACGCCCGTTTGGCGTGACATTGTAAGTTGAAACGAAGTTTTGATTCGTCCACTGGTAAAAATTTATAAAATATTGATTTGGGGGAAATATAGGACTTTGTACGAGAGGATATGATTGCCCCGTGTTCAGAGCCAAAAAAAGACTCGTCCGAATGTTCACTTGAGGCAATCCTGTACTTTGGATCCAGCCGGCTTGTTGAAGTGTAAAGCTCGAGGGAAAAGGAGCTGATATCGTAATAGAATTAGAAAATGCATTTGATGAGCTATTTGAAAAAGCGTTCGAATTCGAAGTGCCCACTGTATATATTAAATTTGCAGAGTTCACCGGAGAAGGATTACCGGATTTAGGGTCTAGACCCCAAAAAATTCCACCATTTGGATCAACCTCAAGTGTAGCACAATTTGAAAACAAAAATTGATTAGTAGAATTTGAATAACTAACAAACTGTGCAAGTTGGGGACTTATCCAAGTTGACTGATTGTATGTAGAGTAATATGTAACACCTTGGTACGGTAAAGCGAAGTAAGCCCCGTTAATAATTATATGCGGATCGGCCGTGGCGGAGGCCGTCGTCGGCCAAGCCCAGTATGCTCCCGGGTCAAAAAGATAGGGAAGAGTCACCTTGAGTGTGAGGGCCCTTACAAGGTCGCCTTTCGGAGGTATTTTACAAATGTTTTTTTGACCATAAACCACTTGTTGATTTTGAAATGGAATATCGTACGCCTCGAGCACGAAGGGTGTGTGACGCTTGTAGACGCCCGCAAAGTAAGTCACTTGGGGGGACCCTGTAAGGTACGCGTCCTGTTGTCCAAGTGCAGCCAACTGGATATATCCAGCGGACATCTCTAGTAAGTTCGCAGAACTTATTTTGCGCTCAAAGGGCGCTCATATTTTAAACACCTAAATCAGGATGAGCCAATTGCAGCTCAGGCGCTTCGACCCGAGCAAAATTGGCGATGACAAAGTCTGTGTGTTTATCGGGAAGCGTGGTACGGGAAAGTCGACGCTCGTGACTGATATTCTTTGGCACAAGAAACATATTCCAGCAGGTATCGCCATGTCAGGCACTGAAGATGGAAACGGGCACTACAAACAGTTTATACCGGACCTTTTCGTGTACGGAGAATACAAGAAAGAGGCTGTTGAGAAACTCCTGGAGCGTCAGCACCGTCTGGTCAAGACGCTCGGGAAGGAAAGGGCCCCTTCCGTCTTCCTCCTTATGGACGATTGTATGTACGACCGGGCTTTCATGCGTGATGACTGTATCCGGCGCCTCTTTATGAATGGTCGCCACTGGAACATATTCTTTATGCTCACGACCCAGTACTGTATGGATATGCTCCCCTATGTCCGTTCGAATGTAGACTATGTGTTCGCTCTCCGAGACAATGTTCGACAGAACCGTGAGAATCTGTACAAGGCTTTCTTCGGTGTCTTTCCGACATTTGATCAGTTCTGTCAGGTGATGGACGCTTGCACAGAAAACTATGAGTGCATGGTCCTGGACAACACTTCCAAAAGTAATAAAATCACAGACTGTGTCTTCTGGTACAAGTCTCCTATACGCAAAAACTTCAGAGTCGGTGGCCCCAGTTTCTGGCAGTACCATCAGAGGTTCTATAACCCCCGGGCGGCTCAGATGCCTGCCCAGCCCACCAGAGATCCCAAGCGGCGCGGGGAGACCCTTATAGTCAAGAAGGCGCGGTAGTCAGCTCCACATAATTTCAAACTAAAATTCAATAATGGCTGGGGTGTTGACCTACGACCCAAGCGTGGACAGTATCATGTCCGCTATACCCCCACAGGAGCCTAACCTGAACGAAGAGATAGCCCGGGCCGCTCTCGAGCGTCAGCAGTTCGGTCCGGCGCAGACTAGTGTTCCCACTGGTCTTTCTCGTCCAGGAGAGAGCTCTGACAAAAAGTCGGGACCCCCCACGGGTCTTCTGAGAATGCCTTTAAATGCGCCGGAAAAAAAGGTTGAGGAATCTCAAATGGCAGATTTCGCGACTCCTATCGAGGAGGTTATGCCAGGACCTGGACAGATGATGCAGGACGAGGTCATGGGTCCTCCGTACCAGAAGAGCGCAGGGGGTCACCAGCACGCGGCCGAGGAGTCCCCCAAGGCGCGGTCCAAGAACCCCTTCGGCCTCAAGGATGAGCAGTACCAGGCACTCCTTGCAGGTGTCGCAGCGGTCATAGCATTCTCCAAGCCTGTGCAGAGCAAGCTTGGAGATATGGTTCCAAAGTTTCACGGTCCTTCAGGCGAAGTGTCTTTGACAGGGCTGGCCGTCACGGCTCTCGTGGCTGCACTCGTGTTTTACATGGCCAAGAAGTACTTGGTGGATGGAGACCGAGTTTAAGAGACAAAGTCCGAAGGACTTTAGATCCCTCGTGATCTAAAGAGGTCCCATCGGACCCGACTTTGTCTCTAGTCCCTCACAGTGTCCCCGCAATATGTACGATTACCACTTGGCGTGTAAACCCCTGCATCTATTGCAATCTTTTCAACTTTTCAAAATGTTCCCAAAAGTTCTTGGTATGGTCATACTCTGGAACTGACATATGGGCCAACTCATGAATAAGTATATACATTGCTGAATTTACATCGGTTCCATCCAAGCAGATGTAAATTTCGTATCCCTTATTCACAAGA